ATGTGCTGCGACCAAAACAAGTTTGACATCCGTCATTGGGCTTGGCTTTTCCGCCTTGCAGCTGATGCGACGTACGAATGGTATGTCCGCAACGGCTTTTCCCATGAGGAGGCAACGATTGCGAAACACCTTGTTATTTCATGTGTGTATCAGATCGTGTTGAACCGCGGTGTGCTCTTTTTGTGCATCTACGGATTGGCCTCGGGGTTGTGGATTACCACTTTCCTGAATTGCCTGTTTAACTATGTTTTGGTTATGTGCGCAGTGTATATTCATTGCGGACACATCCCGGAAAGGTTTCGTCTAATTACCTATGGAGACGATCTTCGTGTGAATCTCGATAAGGTATATGGCTTTAATAACCTTGTGCTCGCTGCGAACATGCAGCGCTTTGGGTATTTGATTACGTCCGCCCGCAAGGACGGCGTGTTGACACCCTTTGATGAGCGTGAGGATATTACCTTTCTCAAACGGTACTGTGTGTACCATGAGGCTTTGGGGCGCTTGGTGGCGCCCATTGACCTCGCCTCCATCTTTCGCATGCTCTGCTGGTTTTTACCAAAAGAGATGGGAGAGGCGGAGCGTGCGCCTGTTGTGGCGCGTTCGGCCATGTTGGAAGCTTTCCTTCATGGGCCTGAAGTGTTCCAGAAGTTCGATGATCTCTTGACGAGAGTCATGAACGAGGTTGGATACACTTGGGAGAAGCCTTCGTGGGACCAGTGTGTGGTCCACTTTGAAGGTGAGGAACCCGTTGTGGCGCAGTCGTTGCGCCTCCATGTTGGTCTTAGTCCTTTTGGAAAAGCTAACCGCATGAGACTTGGCAGTTACACTCATTTCGTTCGAGATTCCATCACGAACGTTGAGAAGGGCCAGGTCAGATTTCGAGGCAGTTCGCTGCACTCAGATGGAATAGGGAAACGCATCATGACGGAGTGGCGTTATCCCAAAAACAAATCCGTTACTGAATTGAATCCAACACAAACAAATGTCAACCCCCAAATCGTGGAAGCTACTACGAACTTCGATATGGAGACGGTTGAATCAATGGCGAGGGCACCTAACAAGGTGGCAAACATGGTGAATGAGGTAGGTGCCTCTATGCCGGATGTTTTGTCACGCCCTGTCAGAATCAATTCTTGGACGGTGACGTCAAGTACTGCCCCGCAGGGGGTCAACTTTTTCCAGGCGTGGAGATCTGACCCGGTGGTGACTTCCTACTTGAAACCATATCGTCGATTGCGTGGCAAGTTTTGCATGCGTTTCGATGTTACTGGCACACCTTTCCAATTTGGAATGTTCCTCATTTGGGCATTCCCACAGCCTTGTTACGACCCAAATGACTTTGGTCAAAATAAGCGTGTTGCTTTTGACGGTGCTGAGCCTTACCAGGCTTACACTGTTCCGCACGTTAAGATTGACCTGTCAAAGAGTGGTTCTTACAGTCTTTCGACGCCTTTGCTCGCGCCCTTCGGATGGGTGGAGATTGGGCCGAACGACACAGTAGCTGTGACAGGTGCTGTCATTTGGGGTGGTTACACCTACGTGGCGAATCCC